GCTAAATGTGGACCTATTAACCACTGCTAATACTGCCTAGATGGCGGCGAACGCAGGAGGGTTATGCCACTAGTACTCCTATCCCGGCGATAGTAAGTACCTCCACTGCCGATCGTCCTGCTACACTGGCTGTAGCCCCGCGACGATTGACCTCAAGAGAACGGCAGCTCACAACTACTGCCATTAATACGTACTTCAAGCCCCAACTCAAAGGAGAGGGGCGACCCGTTCAAGAGTGCCCTCACGGCCACTCCCGGCTCAAAGCTCATTGAGCGAGCCCAGCGTGAACTGCTATCACCGGAACGGCAACTAAATGCAGCGGGCGGGTTCTCTACAGGACTCAGCAACGCCGCAGAGATTAAGTACGTGGGACTGCCAACAGAGTTGGACATTTAAAGTCCCTATTCAAGTGAGGCCGCACACGATCGGCCACAGGTGGGGGGAATCAGGAACTCACCTTATCGAAGGGCCAGCGCATGTGGACAACCGTCCAAATGCTCGCCTGCTCGAAAGCAGAGCAATCCTTCGACATCTCTCATTTCTTGTTCGGATTCGACCTCCTCAGGAAGGAGGAAGAATCTCTGTGCTTTGAGCCGCTTATCATCCAAGCGGTTCATCTCTCTCGTGACCTTGAACGAGAGAAACGAAGAACAGGGCCGGGCCCTGTACCTATATGTCCGACGTACTTTCCCGCAGGACGGAGAAAATACGTCTCTCTTCAAACCTCCCTTCCGCCCGTTTTTCCAAAAGAAGCACCGTAAAAGTTCGGCTTCAACGGGTGTCGGCTCGCCTGGCAGCCGACGCAGAGACGTCATGTCCTGACCTGAGTCAGGACCCGGCAAATCGGAGTAAAGTCTCCGACATGACATCTGCCGCTCTCGCAAATAAGCGGCGTAGGTCACATGACCTACCTGGGAAGGGAGAAAACCCCATCTCCTACCGATTCGGGCGCGCTGGTACGCGTCCACCCACTGGGGACCCGCTGCGAGCACGGCCGAGGCCATGTGCAGCATCCCTGGAAAATCGGTAGGAGCCCCACCTCTCCGGAGATGACGTACTTCACGCCATCTTCCTCCAGTCCTAAGAAACGCCGTCGAGTTGATCTCGACGACGTTCCGCGCGATTATGGTCTTGTCACTGTTGAGCCGCATCCCCAAGGGATAGTCCTGCACAGTGACTCCCCGGCTGGCCGAGATGACCGTGTCATCCCCGTTAACCAGGAATCGTGCGTTCCGGTCAAACCTAGCTGCCCACCGGGCAGCCACGTAAGACTGGATACATAGGAGAGGAAAGGAGAGGTAGGCCCCCATCATCTGTCCGTGCCTGATCCGTCGGTGCGTCTTCCCGGAGCCCAAGAACACGGGGCTAAGCGAAGCCTTCGCGAGCGAGCGAAGCTTTCGGGGAACCTTCACAGAAGTGAAGAACGCACAGTCGAGGATGGCTTCAGCCACTGAGTGGTGAAGCCCGTCGGTTGCAGATACCAGATCGACCGAGGTCTGGTATTCGCCCGTACAGACAGATGCTATTCTCTCCTCGGACGGAGGTCCACAAAGAAGCCAGTCGTACCTCCTCAAGTGGGAGTACATAAGCTTGTGCAGGGGACCAAGAAGGTCGACCGACTCATCAAAGATGAGTAATGGCCGTACCTTCCCTGCAGACATGACTTCTTTGTAGCGCGCAGTCAGAACAGATGGCACTTCTGCCACGTCTGACGAGCACGCGCTGAGGAACTCTGACCTACGACCAGACCACAGAAGATCAGCTCTAGAGAGGAGCGGCTTCCGTGCAGTTGGGTTAGGCAAGTGATTCCCGACGAAGGAATTCCACTGCCTATCCCAGCCCGTAGGAAAGAGCCGGCTAACCTCTCGCTTGACAAAATCGAGGTAGCCGGGAGAAAGGGGGGGGGGTTGAGAGCAGGCTAGAGATTCCCAATCCTCTAGCCTGGACGGAGTACATCGCCGACAACCTGCGGGCAGGTTGCGCTTGACCGAATTAAGAGAGTGGGCAACAGCCCACCTGGTCCGGCGATCTAGTCTCTGTAAGTTGCAGAGACCGTCAATTGCCGTTCCCTTGACCTGGCGTCGAGGGAACGCTACGGGGGGACGCTCCTTCCCCTGTAGCAAAAGAAATGAGAGCAAGCGGGAGAGTTCGCTGACCTTACAGTCCGGTAACTCGCAGTACGGAATACCGTACCGAGTCCGAATCAACTGAAGGCCATTGTGGACCACCTGCTTAGCGCATTCGGCAGCCTTACGGCAACCGTTGCACTGTTTAACCCCGAAACCGCTGGCGGAATTATTCGAGGGTTGGACGGTAACGACGTCCGTACGGCTACACGCCGAAGCACGACCAGGGAGGGCAGGTTTCGAAAGAACTGCCAGCTTTCTGGGATGGGTTTAGC